GAAAATTTCGTAGTAAAGACTGAACCAAGTCTTTCTGCGATTGACATTTTACGACTCACGCCGTATATCGGCAATCAATTGAAAGAAATTCTCCCAAACCCGTTTTCGGCTTTAGAGGAGGATGAAGAAAAAAACGAAGACTAAAGGGGGTATTGAAGGGAGGACAGGCTTCTCCTTCTGATATTTCCCTAGTTATCGTTTATACTTTAGCGAAAGCATTATCAATAAGCCCCCTAGAAATATACAAAATGCCTCACTCTATGGTTATGGATTTATTATCAGTTCATAGAGTAGTTTTAGAAATCGAAAAAGAAGAATTAGATAAAGCAGAAAAACAAATCAAACGGTGATGATATAAATGTTAAACAGGAAACAACTTGATGACCTGAAAAAAACATTTAATCAATTAAATGCTTCAATATCGGAAATGAACAGGCAGCAAAAAATTGCTGCTACTGCTGCTAATATGCAGAGAAGAGAAACCGAAAAACTAAATAAAGTTGAAAAGGAATTAGATGTTAGTTTTGAAAGAAGAAGCAAAGCACTTACTGATTCAATTAAACTTTTAAATCGCCAAGGAAAAGCATTTGAATTAACAAACAAAGCATCAAGAAAAGCATTTCTAGAAGCAAATAAAGGTGCTAACATCTTTGAATTCTTTGATTTAGCCTTATCTAGCACTAATGAACAAGTAAAAATCTTTGGCTTAGAAGCAGCAAACGCTAGAAAAATTATGTATGGGTTTTTGCCGCCGGGAATGTTTAGAGCGGTAAATAAACTTTCAACTGCTTTTAGAACTCTAGGTAGCATAACTAGAAAAATGAAAGAAGGCAAAGAAGGTTCATTTTTAGGAAATATTGGAAAAATAGGAAAAGCCCTTCCTTCTTTTAAGAATATTCAGGATTTGCGATATGGAGAAGTAATTGATAAGGCTCCGTTAATGTTCCCTCAGATGGCTGGATTTGACATGGGTGGGCAATTTAAAGGCAAAAAAAGAACATTCAAAGGAATGATGAAACAAGGAATGGTTCAAAGAAAAGAAGCCATGAAAAACATGAGAGAAGGAATCAAAGCCTTCTTCGCTAATCCGAAATGGAAACTTGCGGGCAAATCTTTCTCTCTATTTGCTAAAGGTTTAGGAAAAGCACTATTTAAGTTTGTTGTGATGGGAACTATTTATATTACTCTTTTCTTTGGTTTATTGTGGATGTTTAAAGGCCCTATTATGAAAGGTTTTGAATTTGCATCAAAAGTAGTTTCATCATTTTTACCTATGATTATTGAGGGCTTTTCTGATGTTTGGCAGGGCATAAGCGAAATCTACGAAGGACTCATGCAGGGTGATTTCATTAAAATGTTTGGTGGAATGTGGGAAATTATTTGGGGCTTACTTCAAATTTCATTTGGTGTCTTTACGGGGCTAATATCTACCGTTATTGCTTTTATAGTTGGTGTTGCAGGAAAAGCCCTTGAACAAGGACTTAGATATGTTTTCAACATTCTTTCAGGAACAACTACCTTGAAAGAGAAAGTTATTAGAATCTTAGTTATAGCAACCATTATATCTGCCTTTATTTTCGGTCTTCCTGTTATTCTTGGTGCAATTGTTGTCGGAGCAGTAGCGGGGCTTTTGGTTAAATTGGGTATTAAAAAGTTATTAGATAAAATTCCTTTCTTTGCTAACGGCGGCGTTTCGGCGGGTGGTCTTGCCGTTGTTGGAGAGAAGGGGCCAGAATTAGTTTCATTACCAAGAGGTTCAAGAGTTCATTCAAATGCTAATTCAAGAAAAATGGCTGGTGGAACAGTAAATAATTTCAATATTACTATCAATGCTAAAGATACTTCAAAAGCAGAAATGAGAAGAATGGCCGATGAAATCGGACGAATGATTAACTCAAAGATTAACAGAAGCACTTCTTCAAGCACATTTAGGTGATTTAAATGAGTTTTGTTTATCTTAAATTACAAGAACATAGCGGTAGTAGTTCATCTATTGACACTATACCATTGAAAGTAAATAGCGTGAGCGTATCAGTTGATAAAACAATTCCTGCTATTCCCATTCCTTTAAGCGGTTTAGCCACGGGAGAATCCGCTACGGTTGCTTTAGATTTAGGAATGTCTAATAAAAGAATTTCATTAACTGGGTTTATTGTTGATACGGAAATACGCAGAAGCCACACTAAATCGGGCGGAAGTGCTACTAGCCTAACCTTTACAGCGCAAGAAGTGGCTCAAATGATTGCTTCCGGTGTTGATTCAACAGGTTTGGCTTCCTATCAAGCAATTAACGAATTGGTTGTTCTCATGGATTCAAAGGTTGATGAAAATTATGCAGATAGAGGAACTACTGCTCAAATTCCTTTAACTTTTAAATCAAGAGGAAATTCTTTAGAAAAGGATAATACAAATGTGGTTAGAGCAGGAACATTTCCTACTTCATCTACATCAAAGGGATTAAGTGGATTTATTCAAAGTTTTTCATATGAAATGACTGGAGAAAGCATTGATATTTCATTTAATTTAGAATTCGTTGTAGCCAATGTTCTTCCTTGAGGTTTTATTATGTCATATGCTATTTTCACAGGAAAACAACGCTCGCTTGTTTTTCCAATTATGTGTAATGGTTTTTTGACTTTAGATTATACTGATAATATCGCTTCAACAGGAACGGGTATTCCCTATGGTCTTTGGGATTTAGACGATAATTTTACCTTTGAGTGTGTTTTGACACCGTATGAAATAAATGGCTATGGCATCTACCGAACCACGGGTAGCATAAACAAACCATCAAATATTACTCAAACTACTATCGGTAGTGGTTTTTCTTTTAATGCCCACAATAAAAAAATTATGCCAGGTTTAGAACAGGCAATCTTTACTGCTACTGAACAAAATAATTTTGAAAGTGAATTATATTTACCAAGAGCCAGCAGAATTACACATGAAATGAGAATTTTTCACAGCAGTAATTTTCAAGTGAGTTTAGTGAACGATACTTTACACAATGAGAATAATCCAGCAAGATATAAAATCAAAGTAGGAATCAAATTAGGAACTGCATCAATGGAATACTTTACAAGCGATGCCGTGATTATCCCGAATCTTGGAAGCCAATATGATTCTTTTGTAGAAAAGGGTTTTGAAGAAGATGGAAAGGTAAAATATAAATCAATTGGTTCTACTACAAGTGCCTTTTCAAGCAAGACTGCTAATTTATCTAATGCCAATCAATATGTTTTTGATGGCAAGGAAGTATTCATTAGGGATGGTTTTACATTTACTTCTTTTGGTATAGTAGATTCTGCTTCATCAAGCGCACTTACTTTGAAATTAGACCCTTCGGTTTCTGTTTCTTCTGGTAGTGAAATATTTATACATGACGATTTCTTTGAGCCTTCTTACATAAATAATACTTATCATGTTGCTTGTTCATGGGATAACCAAAATAAAGAAGTCCTAGTCTTTTTAAACGGAAGACTGGTTAAAACAGGAACGCACACTCAAACGGATTCCTTTACAATGGAAGCAGAAGATTTTTTTATCGGGGCGAATGGTGGAGGTGCAACGGGGGCTAATTCTGCCACTACTAATAATCAATTCATGGGAGAATTGCACGAATTAAGTTTTATGAATATTAGAAAGACTGAATTTAATGGAATAAATAATCTAACACCTAATCTAAATAATACTGTTTTATATTTACGATTTGAGGAGGTGGATGAATGACCTTTACTTTAGGAAATATTCCCGTTGAGCCTCCGACTCCTTCTTCTTCTGCGGCTATTTCTTTAGCAGAAGCACCAACAAATCCTTTATTTACAGATACATCTATAAATAATGACGAAAGAATATTTACGGCTATTGCGGCTGATGGAGCAAATACCTTTACAACAGAAGTCTTTACAGGGACTACTCAATATTCTAATCTAAATACAACCAAAGGGTTTAGAATTAAGTGTTATGATGCTCTCACCACAGATGGAATACAATTTAATCCCGCCGCCTTTGCTACTCACTATTACTTTGTTTTAGTATATTCAGACACAGATACTCGTCATCATTTTGCTAGAATTACAGAAATTTTAACAGAAGATTCGGAGGGAGATGCTTTTGAGTTTGAACCAAAATTAGGAAATGAGATTCCTAAAGATACGAAGTTTATGATTTTTAAGGGCCATGTAAAAACAAATAATAACATTCTTGCTTTCTCTGCTGGTATTTTAAACAACACTTCAAGCCTTACATTAGAAGATAAACTTTCTTGTGCTAGACCTTTATTTTATTTCTTTAATGAATTGCTTGATAAAAACAATGAATTAGACCACGATACTAAATATTATGCTATGCAAAAACATGGCAGTATTTCTACCACTTCTCATACCTTTGATACAACAAATGCTATTACATTTAGAACTGTTCAAGACTTTGGCAAGGTAGTTATTGATTATAGTAAATTTACTCATAGAGTCACATTAACAGATAAATTAAGAGATTTAGATAATACTATTACTGAGGGTGATTCAATTACTATTAATGAAGGCGGAACTCTTACTGCTGATAATAGTGATTATAATGAAATGTTTCCGAATGCTAAAAGAATAGGTGATGATGAGAAGAACTCTCCTGCATATACTGGTCCAAAAAGATATTTACATTATGATTTTTCACCAACAAAATCTAATCTACTTTACAATGTATATGACCACACAAATACTGAATCAATTGATGGAAAGGGCGGGTTTGCAGAAACATCTATTATTGATAACGGCAGAATTATGCCGAGAAAGGTGAAAGAGTTTGACGCATATCGTGTGCGACATAATATTCATCGTGGTGATATGAACGAGTTTTTTGCTTTAGCCGCAACATATAGTTCAAAGACTTCTAATGCGGTATTTTCTTTTAATACTGAGTATAATTTAAATACTGTTCTAAATGCAGGAGATGAGGTCAAGTTAGGAGATAACATTTTAATTGTTCAATCTTTTGGAAGCCTGTCTGGAACAACCCAAGAGATAACCTTCCAATCATCCACACACCCCTATGTGAGAACGGAGAACGACGCTTCTTTTACCGCACAGTCCACGACCCCAACAAGCGGAGATGTGCTTCACAGGCGAGCATATAACGCAACTGACGGGACACTTATGCTTGATATTTCACTACTAAACGGCAGGTTTAGCAAGATGTATGTCGCTTTTACATCATTAAATCACAATGAAAGATTTGCCACCATTACTGCTTGTGATGCTACAAAAGGAATGATTACTTTATCATTTGACACCGACTCATATAATACTAACCCGTTGAGTTTTGCTAAAGGACAGTATCAAATCTTTATTGAAAGATTCAACGGTGAAGTTGAAAATATTGAAAATAAGAAAGAGAATGGGCAGACCATTATGGAAATTCAAGGTAGAGACAAATTTAACAAATTGCTTTCTCCTGTTGTAAATCTAAATACTTTGTTTAGTGAAGATATTATTTATTCTAGTAATAGCCCATATAATAAATTACAATCTGCTGTTCCCGCAGGTTCGGTTTTAGCAAGTTCTGTTGGTTCAACCTTCATAAAAACAGAAATGATTGCAGAAGGCTTTGATTCACCTTTAGTTGAAGGTGATAAAATATTTGTAGAAAATGGCTTTTTAGGAGAAATAACTTCTTTTACTGATTATTCTGGTGGAGGCTCTAGTGTATTACAACAAATAAATATAACAACGGGACTACTTACTAGCGTTTCAGCAGGAGATAAAATTTACAAGGAATCAGAAAAAAATTATATTCTCTCAAAGGCACTTGGTTCATCCCATCTTGCTACAAACAAACCCTCTTCTCTTACAGGGGCCGCTAATAAAGGATTAATTTTTACATCAGGAAACAAAATCACAATGTCAAGCGGTGCTGAAAGCGACTCTTTAGTTTCAAGTAGTGCAAATGCAAGTGCTGGCGCAATCGGTTATGCAATTCATAAGCCATCATCTATTTCAAATGACTTTGCTTTTCAATCAAAACTACACGATGAGCATAAAATAATCCAAACCTGTTCTGCTTCATCTTCTTCTACTACTATGACGGTTGAGGATTCTTCTAAGTTATCTAAGGGTTTAAGAGTTAATGGGACAAATGTAGCAAGTGGGACAACAATTGCTTCTGTTGATTCAAGAACACAAATTACATTAGATACTTCTACTACTGGGACAATTTCAAGTGGTAGCATTACTTTTGATTCTCCACCATCTACATTTGATACTGTAAATACTCTAATTGATTTTGAAGTCGTTTCAACTTCAAAGAAGGACAATATTGCAGAAATTGAATTAGCACCGTATATTCCTATTACTTTAGGTAGAAAAACAAATTATTTTACAGAAACTAGTGATTTTACATTTACAGAAGTAGGAACAGTAAGTGCGGTTGATAGTTCTACAAATGATACTTTTTTTGATATTGCTAATTCAAATGCCTATTCTTTAGAAATTGGAGATGCAATATTTGTTGGAGCAAATAAAACATTTGTTGGTTTAGTTTTCGATAAATTAGTTAAGACAACCTCTTCTGCGCTAGTTAGAATTTATTTAGATAGAACTATACATAATTTTTCTGTTAGTGAAACCATACATAAAATTGACAAACCAGTTAGTGATTTACTTTTGGTCAATGGCTTCCACTTATGGGGAGGTAAAATTTTAACACGGCCTCATCCTAAATTAACTTCAACTGGTGCAGTTCCACTAAATTTAGAAAGCACAACTATTGCAGGTGATAATACTAGTCGTTTTGGACAACCCTATTACAAAACTAGAGAAGTATCATTTGGCAATTTTACATTGAATCTACCTATTATTAAAAAATCTAACTCTCGGTTCCCTACTTTTTATCCTAGAAAATCTCAAATAAACTTTTATGCTAGTTCATATAGATTTAAACCAAATATAGGCTCGTCAAATACTATTAATGCTAATAAAACAGATAGTTCTTACAGAGTTTTACCTCCCGATGAAAGAGGCTATCATAGTCCATTTGGTTCTAATCTAAATAATACAAGAATATTTACTAGTTCTAATGAATCAATAAATTTTTACTATGCTGTTAGTGGTGGTTTTGGAACTTTAGAAAAATATGCTAGATATATTCATATAGATGAATCAGCCGCTAGATTATTTTTATATGTGAACAGCGATATTTTACCTTATAGTAGTTTAAGAAAAGATAGCCTATTGCATTCAACAGGAGGAAATATGTCTAAAACTTTAAATAACTATAATTTATTTTTGATTGATAATAAAAATGTAGGAGACTCAAAAGTGGAGTCTGGTGAAAGAAAGTTATTAAAAGACGAAAAATTCCAAACCCTTTCATTTTCTGGCGAAACTGATTTATCTAAACTCAAGAGATTTGGATTGATGAGGCTTACAGAAGTATGTGTAGATTTTCTTTTTAATCCAGTAAATCCTGAAAAAGAAATTCTCAAAAGAGTTCCTGAAAGTCTTGCTAGTGTTTTAAGTTTGACAGGTTCTTCAATTACGACAATAGGAAATATTGCTAGCATTAGTGGAACAACCATTAACTTTACAACCTCAGTCACAATTAATGATACTACTAATATTTTTGATGAAAAGGGACAATTTATAGGAACAAAATCAGGAACATCAACAGGAACAGCCCACACACTTACTTCTGCTGGAATATTGACTAATAATGGTTCTGCGGCTTCAAATGCTATTGTGATAACTGGTTTAACAGGAACCTTCTTGAAAGGAAGAAATGAAAAAGATTCTTTTCATCAAATGGATAGATTTAAGTTCCATCCCCTTAAATGTTGCGTTATTCCTGGAACAAGTGGATATGGGAGTGATGCTACTACTGGTTCTAATCCAGCAGATGCCGCCGCAGTAGCAAATGATACTGGTTCAGGGGCAACTGCTCTTTCTATCCCATCAGATACAGAAATTGTTTTGCCTATTGCATTTGAATCTGGAAACTTTTCAACACTATCTGCTAGTGCAGATACATTTCCAATAAGACCATTAGGACACTATTTTTCAAATATTCACGGTAGGCCATATAACGGTCTAATTGGTGTTGCTTTAGATAGATTTGGAATTGAAGACGCTGGTGCATTTGAATTGGTAGAAGGTAATACTACTCAGATTTTGAAAGGAGTCGGAGAAATAACAGTTAATGCTGATGAACACCTTATTCTAAAAAGCGATGCTCATTTTAAGGGCTTTGAATATGTAGGTGATACTAGCACTTCATACACCACTTCAAGACCATATACTGCTGATGGGGCGATGATGGTCTTTAAGCCAAGATTATTTTTACAAACGACTAGCCCGGCAAATTTTACAACAGGAACAATCGCCTCTTCTAATGGTAATTTACACAAAAATGTTATTGATGTAGCAACTAGTGATGAACATAATTGTTTCTTAAAGTTTATTGATTTAACGGGATGCTATCTTGTTCCCGAAGCGGGCCGGGATATTATCGGAACTTCTGTTTCAACTGGAACAAAAGATTTAGCAAAAAGTATGCAAGAGGTAAGAGTTTCTCAATTGATTCATGTAGTTTCCCATGAAGTTAATAATGGCGATATTGACGAACATCATTTAATCACAGATAGGGCTTTGGCAGCAGGAGCATATAGAATACTCCAACCTAACGAAACCTGTTTTTATGATTTTATGCCAAAAGAATTGCATCTAAATACATTGAAGTCTAAATACACCAAAAAAGCAAACAAAAATGAAGTATATATAGACGAAAAGAAAAGTTATTTCTATAAAGATGGAAATGATAAATCGGGAGATAACTCTTATCGGGATGAAGGCGTTCTTTCAATGTTTGTTGCCATTGATTTAGATAAACAATCCGATGATACTGGTATCGTAATTGAAGATAGTGCTGAATTTCCTGATATTTTGCCAGAAGGAGAATACTCTTTATATTATACAGATGGAGAAAATTCCAAAAGAATACAGACTTCTTCAAAAACAATAAGAAGCACATTACATTCTATAGTTTTAAATGAAATGTTTAATGCTAAAGGAGTTGTTTCAGTTTCGGAAACTTTTACTGTTTCATCAAATGAACAATTAAAAATTGACCCAACAAGAGCCTGTATTGGCTCAACAGTAAGCGTCGGTCTTGAAGGTGAAGACATTATCAATGAATTACTTGAACAAGAAGGCATTGAATTTACAACGACTTCAACAGATACCCCGATGTATTTAGCACCGAACTATCAAGGTGTAGATTTATATTCCGCAATCCGATATATTCTTGATAGAAAGGAAATGAAACTTGTTGAAGAAAACAATGTGTTCAAGATTTTTCCTGAAAGTGAAAATTCTTTAAGAACAAATATTACCATTAATGATAGCGGAGAATTTTTAATTTCTGAATTTGATAAAGTTTCAACTCTCTTTGATTTCTTTAACGAAATAAATGTATATGGAAATGCACATAAAGCAATTCGTAAAGACTTGCGCTCAATACAAAAAAGAGGGCGAAAGACATTAGAAGTGGTAGATAATACTCTATTAACTCAAGAAGAAGTAGATAAGAGGGCAACTAAACTTTTGTTGATTCACTCTCGCCTTAATCAGAAATTATCTTTCACTATGCAAAATAAAGGAATAAATCAATTACGAGTTGGAGATATTGTAAATGTATCTATTCCAAGAGAAAATATTGAAATGAATGAGTTTATCGTATTAGAAATGGAACATCAACTTACTGGTTTTATTAAATTAGAACTTGGCCGATACAGTAAAGACCTTTCTGATGTTTTCTCTGAACTGTTGATTTCAAGCAAAGAAACAAAAGCAGCGTTAAGAAGTGCTAATTTACAATCAAATGAGATTTCTTATAATTTCTTAAACACCTTGAACACCAAAGAACTTAAATTGTTGGTTCGGAAGAGAAGTGCGGGAGGCGCAGGTCGGACTCTCGGCTTTGGAACAGCGTTAGGATTTACTACTCCTTTAGGATTTACAGGTGGAGCAATCACAATTACTGATTTATTGGAGGAAGATTTAGCATGATTACAGATGAACTAAAGACATTAATTGCCACACATATCAAAGATAATCTTTTTGATACCGCAAAAGTTGGACTTGGGGGAAATGCTACAAGCCCTACTGCTACTGATTTAGATGTTCCTTTGTCTGCTTCTACTACACTAACAATTACAAACTCCACATTGAATGTTATTGAAGCAAAAGTATCAGTAGCGGGTAGTGCTATTCAAGGTCAAGTTATCCGTGAAGTCGGTTTATTTAACGGAAGTGATTTAGTATATAGAACCAATTTTGAAGGAGTTGGCCCATTTTCCACAACAGAAACATTAGAACTGTTTATTTTGTTGGAGGTTGAATAATATGGTAAATAATCCAAACTTTTACGGACAAAGCACACATTTAACACCAAGCCAAATTGAAGACGGTGTAGATTTTCCCCATACTGGGATAGTTAAAGCACTATCACATGGTTTAGGTCAAAACTATGCAATTAGTGGTTTTAACATTACTGTTGATAGCGCAACACAAATTGATGTAAGCGCAGGAGTTATTTTCCGTGATGGTAGAAAATTGGCTGTTCTTGGTGCTAATAATTTGACCTTAAGTTCAACATATACAAATGGTTATCATTTGTTAGTCGCTCCAATTGAAAGTGATGAAGACAGCGATGGCTCTACCCCCGATACTTCTACTGTTGTTTTAAGACCCCCTACTGCGGCTGATAAAGTTCCTCAATATACAGCAGGAGACACTATTATTGCAGTTATTACACATAACGGAACTGCAAATGTAGGTATTCAATATCTTACTGTTAATAAAACTGAAAACAGTTTGAGTATCGCTAGGAATAATAGCGGATATACTGAAAGTGCTACAATAAAAAGCAACGCCGGAGATGTTGAATTTGAGTCTTTAGAAACAGACAAAGATATTATTTTTAAGGTAAAGGACGGTTCTAGCGTTGTAGATAGGTTGGTTCTATATGGCGACAATGACCCATCATTTCCAAATACAGAAGTAAAGATTGAAGGTTCTTTATTAGTCACAGAAGATATTCAAACGAATAAACTTGCCCTAGGATATGCAAACACACCAACAAGCGGTGTAGCAGAAATACAAGCATATTCTAGTTCAGAACCTATGGTTTTCAAAACTGGTTCGGCAGTAGAAAGACTAAGAATAACAACCGATGGGAAAGTAGGAATAGGAACAAATAACCCAACTGGTATTTTACATGTTAAAGGAACAAGTGCTTCTGACATTGACTTTTTAATTGAGGTTGCAGAAGATGGTAGTTCCGCTTCTCCCGATGTTGTTTATTTTCGTAATTCAGCAAGTCCAGCCGCAGGTGATGATTTAGCCCATTTAAGATTTAGAGGTAGAGATTCAGCAGGGAACACAGCAGATTATGTGGATATTTTTGCAGAAATCGTAGACCCTACCGATGGAAGCGAAGATGGAAGAATAACCTTTAGAACTTTAAAAAATGGCGCAATCACTTCAAGAATTGAATTAGATAGCGATGAGACAGTTTTCAATGATGCCGGAGCAGATATAAATTTCAGAGTAGAGGGCGATACAAATGCAAATTTAATTTTTGCTGATGCTGGACAAGATAAAGTAGGAATAGGAACAAGCACAGTAGGGGATGGAGTTCTATCACTAAGCGGAGCGATAAATACAAAAGGAAGAATACAGCAAGTAGTTCATAAAGTGGGAGATAACGGTTTAAGTGGAGGCCCACCTGTTATCGCCTATGATATATTAAAAACAGATGATTTAATCGTTGCTTCTGCACCAGCCGCAGGTGGAGGACAACCCCCACACGATTTGGTTCTTAATTTACCTGATGCAGAATCAGTTGATATTGGTAGAACTTATAGAATTGTGGCGCAAACTGTCGCCTCTTCTTTACAGATAAATAGAACGGGAAGCGACGATACTATAACAGATACCACAGATGCAGCATTAAGCCTACCTTTTTCTCTTTCTGCCGGAAAAATTTATGATATTGTTTGTGTTGATGCAGATAAATGGATGCTCATGCAACTCAATTGATGAGGTTTTAGCCAAACAAAAATTATGGCCTAATGAACTTTTAAAAAATTCACAAAAGTCAAAAAACCAAAAAAAAGAGAGGGAGCATACGCTCCCCCTCAATTTGTTTTTTCTGACCAAATAGCATTACAGGCTCTACACTCCCACAATTTCACTTGTTCGGTAGAACCAATGTAAAAGCCAAGTAATCGTCTTGCTACTGTCATTTCTTTACAGTAGAAACATTCTTGCTTTAATCCCATACCATCACTTTTGGCTATCTTCGCCCATCAGCCGCTTCATGTATTCTTCAACGCTTTCATCGGTGATATTTGTTCCACCGAAAGCGGCAAAGAATAGAAGCATAAGAATGCTGATGAAAAAGAATAAACCAATCCATTCCCATGTCGTCATTACCACATCACCTCTAATTCTTTATGTTCTCCCTTTTCTAAAGAAAAGCCCTTAACTATACCATTATCTTGCCCATATTTCCAAAGGTCATAAACTAGTTGAGTATCTTTCATACAATACTCTACTACTTCATCAAATTGTCCCATCTTCCATAATTTAGGTGCATCAGCACTTTCCATCAATTTAAAATCATTCATAGTGCATTTGACCAAATTTTTTAATTGAAATCGCTCACCATGCTCTTTTAGCAGGATTCTTGAAGTATCAATAAATTTTTCTTCTTTAATATACTTATTGATGCAATAAATATCCATTGAGTCCCTAAGAATAGGCAAATCAAAAGCCTTGATATTATGTCCCAACAATAGTCCTCCCTTTTGAAAATGACTATCTAAATCATATTTAAGTTCAGATAGAGATTTTATGGTATGTCCTGATTTAGCAAAAGATTCAACGGGTTCATCAACATAAACTGTTCCGTTGTTTCCATCCCATGTTGCCACAGTTGAAACCTGAAACATATGGGTATTGCCGAAACCACCAATGTCATACGACATATTTTTAGTTTCTAAATCAATAGCCAATACTGACATATCATTCACCGTTAGACCAAAGTTTGCTAATCTTCTCTTCTTCCTTGTTCACCTTTGGTTCCTCGTCAATGTCGGTTCGTCGCTTTAAAAAGCAAACAATCTGCTTATTCGCAACAATTAACTGCGAACAGCATTCCCATCCATCATCGCCATAAGTGTTTAGAGTATCAATAATCACTTTTGGCCCTTTTTCAACTTGAAACACTAGGTATGTGTTTTCCCACTTCATTCTTCATCACTCCTTATCAACTTAATGTAAGTCCTATTACTTGGCCCTTTTTGTTCTTCAAACTTGTGTCTAATAATATCAAAGTGCCTATATACTTGCGCTCTTGATTTTTTAGCCTTTGTTCGGACTTCCGTTAAGAGAGTAGTCTTATTGACGAAGCCATCATCGTCTTTCTTCATTTTGTTGTAAATGTCCATAAATACCGACTCAAGCGAGTTCTCGGCTATGCTCTTGCGCTTCGCCCGTAGGCTTCGCTCTAGCCAATCAACCAATGTCATATAACATTGTCGGACGATTGTTGCCGCTTGACGAACATTATGCCCAGTAACTACGAATTGTTGGTCTTTATCTTTAATTGAAGGCGCAGATGCGACACTACAAAGAACAGACATTTTATACAGAATCTTCATCAAACGGGTGGTAAAATTACCCGCAATTTTAGCAACATCGGGTCGGGTGTTTTGAAGATACATACGCATACTTTCATATTCAAGTCTTAGAACTTGATTAAAGTCTTGAGTATATTTCATAGTTTTAAGAGGGTCGCCTCCCACTTGGTTGAACCTTTCACGGGTTAATTCATAAATCTTATACAAAGCATTGGCATATTTATCAATAGGCTGATTGACTTCTTCAACCGTTCCTGCTTTGTCAATTTGTTCAAGGCGCATTTTGTGTTGAATAAACTCAGGCACTTCCCAAACATACAAAAGCATTCTTTGAAGAACGCCCTTTTCCGCCATCACATCGTTAAGGTTGTTTGGTGGATAGGTCATAGCCAATACTGAACGCTCACAGAAACATTCCATAATCATGCCACCAAAGGAAGTCAAAGCCTTAGAAATAATCCAAGATTCACCCGCTAATGAATTCATCAAAGTATTGAGATAAACGATAGAGTTTTCTTTGTGCTGGCTTTGTTTGAAGATACCTGAATATTCAAACTCATCCCAATGAGCAAGACCATTTCCTTCTAAAACTCCTGGCCTTCTTTGATATTCAATTTCGCCATCATCATCTACTTCTTTATCATAGCCGCCAATAAGAACTGAATCTGTATAATCAGTTACGCCGAATGTATTAAAAATACGATTCATCGGTAAGTTATTACGAATAAACGGAGGATGATTGTTTGCAGAATTAATCATACTAAATGTTTTTTCCGCAACTGGCCCAACAAAGTTCCACATAGTAGATTTACCAGTTCCGCTTGTTTGAACCCAACAGAAATGGATTCGGGTATCTTCATGGTTTCTTCCGTTAGGAATTGTGATAAAATCTTTCACTACTTGACCAAGAATGTTAAAGAAACTAATACCAGCAGGAATATCGTTGTAGTGTGATACTTCAACTGCTGATGATTGAAAGTCTCTAACGACTTTGGGCAAGGCTTCGCTGAAAACACCTGCGTTTGTTTCAAATGCTTCCATGTATTCTTCTTCATTATATTCTTCATTCATATTTTCACCTTCTCTTCTGAGTTTAGTGTAGAGAGTATTCTTTTGGCTAAGGTTTCTCCAATTCCTTCAATGGCTTGTAATTCATATTCTGAACACTCACCTATTTCCATAATAGAACCAAATTGTTTTATTAATTCTTTTGCTTTCTTAATTGATACGCCCTTAATGCTAGATAGCAAATCTATTCGCAAATCATCGGTAGTTAATCTCTTGAATACTTGCGGCGCAATTACATCTCTTGTCATTGGTTTCATTTTACATACTGCTGTAATAATTAAAGCCGCTTCTTCTTCTGTTTCAACCCATACTGGTTTTACATCTGTATCAAGAATTAATCTACCAATTGCACCAAGAAATTTATTATTGAGCATGATGCTTCTTGTTCCGATAGGCATTTTGCTTTCCGAGTTTTTAATTACATTAATAATTGCTTCATCAAGGCTACCATGAATAATTACTACATTTGTCTTATAGTGTCTATCCATATTATCAATTTGAGTCCATAATCTTTTTGTCATTACTGAACCTAAAAAATCTGTTGTTGATTTTGCTTCAAAACAAACATCGTCGTAAATGTAGTCGCCTATCTCAATCCAACGCTGTTCGTATTGTATATTTAAGCCCTTTGCTTTTTGCATAACCAGTTTGGCTAATTTGGACTTCTCTCTTGAATCAATCACTAGCATTATGATACCTCCAACATTTTCCAACACAAAAGCCATCACTAATCAATTTATCACAATGAGGCGTATTGTAGTTATTGAATACTGTAAATCTTGCGTGTTTTCTCGTTTCGTTTTTATCCCAATCAAGCCATACCGAATCAGATTCAGCAAATACTCTTTCAAGTTCTTCAACGACTAATTCAAGCACTTTCAATTTCTCTTGTCCTGACGATAAATCACGATAGCCCGAAAGCAAATCACGATACCAAGAAACAAGGTATGCTCTCGCCATATGCGAAGGATTCTCCGTCATTACCGCATTATGCAAACAGGGCAACATTGGAAGTTTTCCTACTGTATCGGGAACAGAAACCTCGCCTTCTATCGCCTCAATAGGGGGTGCATCGGGAAACACCACCTCATTTTTTCCTCCCTTTTGGAAGGGGATAAGGCGTGGCTCTTTAGCAATTTCAAGAATATCTTCAAGTTCACACATAAGGTCAAATCGGGTCAAAGGTATGCAATAATAGGGTTTGCCATTTTCATCAGAAGATGACATATTCACCGTATTAGGAATGCGCCGTAATCTTGTTGTTTGCCCTACCCTATCATCAAGGCTATTTTTTCTTCCAACTTTTGATGATAAATATGCTTTAATTTCTCGGAAAAAGGTTTGAACATTTCTCATATTATTTGTTTTCTTACCAAACAAGAATAGATGAAACCCACGACCTGAGAAGAAAAGAGTATGCAAATAATCTCTTTCATGGACTAACTGCATTACCACTTTAACATCCCTCCAAGCCAAATCTAATTCATCTTCATGTGCATCAAAATCAAGAAAGATTCTATCAATAATTACTGAGGATTCTACCTTTGCTCTTTCCGAAAAGTGTTGGAAATCATAGACCGTAGTATATACATTCGTCCTGTTATTTTGAGCATTAATAAACTTAGCATAATCATTCCTCGCTAAGACGACTTTTCTTTTCATTTGAGGTGCGTTCTTGATGTGGCTTCCCGCCCATACTTCCCTCGGAAACTTCATTTGTATTACCTCCAAAATTAATTGTTGCTCCATTGAGCAATTGTTTGATTGTCATAGCAATTTCGCCGTTTAAGACTGTCATTACTGTTAATTTAAGCACATCTTCAAAATATGCTCCTACATAATCCTCTTTGATTCTCAAATCCTGAACCAGTTTAAATTTCTCAATAAGAGTCATTTCTGAGTAAATATCTTGCGATAGATTGGCTACTGTATCATTGAGATTAGAAATCTCGTTAAATGTCCAATTTCTACCAAGCACTTTCTTTTCAATTAATTCTTTCATCTAATTCCTCCGTTATTGTATATACATTACTTAAAATGTCATCTAGTTTAATTACATTAATAGGGTCAAATAAAACGTTATGTAATATTACTGGGTTTATATTAGGCCAATATATCATCAATAAATCATAAAAACAATCCATAAAATCATCTATCATTTATAGCCACGCATCCTCTTGTGCCGCAGGGCAAATACCATAATAGGAACAGTATTGAGAACAAGTGCTTCTCCAAAAACTAGTCGGAAATTCTCCTTGTTCATAGGTGTAGATTAACTTAGCAATATTATCCCAAAGAGCAGTCATTGAACGCTTCTTAACAGGTTCAACGGTAATATGGTTAGCGACGGGATAATACCAACCCCAATGACTAACCTCCATATCTTTTGTCAATCCATGTTTTTCAAGCACTTCTTCAGGTGCATTCTCAATCATCAATTGATAAAAAGCCATTTCTTGCCGCATAGAAGATTCTTTACTATCTTTCCAACCACCTGTCTTATATTCAAATGGAATTAGTTTGCCGTTCTCAATAAACACACGGTCAATGATACCTTGAAGTCTCACTACATAGTCTCGTTGTAGGGGATATTTCTTACTCACATTTTGAGGAACAGTAATTTCACAATCAAACATTCGCTCATTAATGACCGGCAAATACTCATCAACCCTTCCTTCACTTCTCGCTTCTATGAATCGCTGTGCTTCAAATGCGGCAACTGTTAAAGAAATATCAAAATAATCATCAATGGGCATAAGTGATGTGCAGTATTCAAGCACTTCGGAGTTATTCATAGTTTCTGCTTTCTTAATATCAAAAACATCAAAAAATTCTTCACGGTGATTGTGAAGGATAGTTCCCTTTCTCATGGCTTCTGTTTGGTCTGCTGGTAGTCGCTGAATATAAGCAAATTCATATTTCTTGTTGCACCAACCAAAAGAATTTACTAAAGAAGATTTACTAATCTTCAAAATTGGTTTAGATGGGTCGTCATAATTCTCTGGTTGCCAATCGTAAGTAAATGGCCTCATTGAGTTAATTCTTGCTTCGTATTTTTCATCTGTATTCATGTTTTCACCACCATTCATCAAGGCTTGCCTGTAATCTCCCCGTCCGTATGGCCGATATATCCCAGTCCATCGCCTTGAAAATCGGTTCGGCCTTCTTTACCACTTGCTCGGCATAGAACGCAAGGTCTGGACGATAACCGCCAAAATCCTTAGCGGTTGTGCCTGACAAGTATTCAACTTCTCGCCTTTCTTGCGTTAAAGGATGCGTATAAAAATCATTTACACCCTTTACTTT